TTCGTACAACTGAGCTACGTTTTCTTTCATATGACCTCTTAAACCTTCCAAGAAGCCAAGTTTATCCCATTTGTTGATTGTATCTTCTTTGATAACCTTAAGGTGTTTTAAACCAATGTTACCAACAAGACCGCTTTCTAATAATGCACCCATTTTAATATTATTTTGTTTTTAATTTTATGTTTATTTTTATTTTGCAATTTTTGACATAATATCCTTCATTCTTAAGAATTGAGGATTTTCATATGTCTTAGATTCAATTAAATTCTGAGCTGAACCTGAAGCTGGAGATTTTTCAATTCTCTCAAATGATTCAGTAACAACAGTTTGTGATTTATTTGAACCTAGTTCATTTTTAATTGATGTGTATAGATTCTTTGATTCTTTCAAAGTTTCAACATCGTCAAATCTTCTTAAAATGTTTATCTTCTCTTGTTTTGTTGTAGTATGTTCTGTAAACAATCTTGTAGCGTAAGCTAAGTTTGAGTTAAACACCGCAACCTCATTTAATTTTTCTCTAAACACATTAAGAGCTTTTCTATACTCTTCATTTTTCTCTCTGAGTTTTTGTACTTCTTCATTTACATTAGCAGCACCTTTTCCGTAAGAATAATTTCTATTGTTTGAAATTGCTTTACGTAAACCTCTGGTATTATCTTTAGAACCATTAGAATATGTTCTTGAAGCCTCTTTGGTTTCTCTTTTTTCAAAACCTGCATCATCTCTACGAGCTTTAGTAGTCTTAAGGTCTTTTGAAGCAATTTTACCATGTTTCATTCCCAACCTTTCGTCTTCTTTGTCTTTGTATCCTTGACCTTCTTTAGCTTCAACTTTATTTCCTGAAACTTTACCTTTGAAAGATTTACCTGGGCCTTTACCCATTCCGATACCTGTTCCACCGTATTTCTTGTCTTCTTTAAAACCTTTCATGTTTACGTTAGAACCTCCAACGAATTTAGTATCAACTTTACCAATTCCTAAACCAATAGGTTTAATCATCATTGATTCGTTAACATCATCATCTTCATTGAATTCAATCTCATACACAACTTCATCAACATCAGCCTCTGAATAATCCATTTCTCCCATGTAGTCACCTTCCATGTAGTCACCTTCCATATAGTCACCTTCCATGTTGTAATCTTCTGAAGTTTCTTCACCAAAAATGTCTGACATCATAGAATTTAATTCGTCATCTGATAATTCTTCATCACCATCAACATCAATTTCGTCTTCTACGTCATATCCTTGCTCATACATATCCATACCTTCTTGAGACATCTCACCTTCAGTTTGAATGATGTATTCAACATCAGCATCTTCATCTTCTAAATGAATGTTTTCATCATCTTGTGTAACGATAATACCATCATCGTCACCCATTGATTTGAATACTTTTAAGATTTTATCATCAGACGCGTTTCTTAGGTCAATTGGAGAATCTTCATCGTCCATGTCCATATCAAAATCAATTTCTAATTCATCTTCAGATTCATCGTCAGACATATCATCATCTTCGTCACCGAAGTCCATGTCCTCTAATCCTGATTCATCATCAGAACCCATTTCAATTTCATCAGAATCAATTTCCATATCATCTTCGTCCTGCTCTTGCATGTCAGTCTCTTTTTTCAAAGACTCTTTTACTAACTCAGAGATTTCTTGCTTCATTGTAGATGCAAGTATTCCTTTTGCGTTTTCGGCTACTACTTGTTCCAAATTTTTCATTTGAAGTAGTGCTTCCTCAACTAACGACTTTTTTTCTGTCATAATATTTTATTGAATATTTTCACTATAAATATATCCAAAAACAAAAAAATTCATTTTAGGGTTGTCATAAACCCTATAAAAACAAAAAAACCCCTCAAATGAGGGGTTTTTATTAATCTACGATTACTTCGTCTATCTTACTTTCGGAAACTGATGTGATTCTCCAATCGTTTTGAAAACCTTGATATCTTGAAGTTACCTTGGCTTCTACATCGGTTACTGAATAACCTTTTACCAATTTTTCTTCTCTGATTCGTTTAAGTTTACCTGTGTTTTCATCAGGTAGTTCGTACATAACTTTCGCTACAAAATATTTTTCATCCATGTTTTAAAAATTTTATTTGTCCAAATAATGATTTAATTTTTTCAATAAGTCAATAGAACGATTCATTCCTACACCAGAAGATGACTGTGTGGGAGAAATTCTTGACATTTTTTCTTCTTCTAAGTTTTCTTCAAAATTACCTCTTTCTTCAACATTACTAAACAAATATGCTCCTGGTGTTGATGGTGATGATACTAAATCAAAACAAATTAATTCAAAATCATCTTGAACTTCATTTCTTTCACCAACTTTTTTTAGTGACCCAACTCCACGAGAAGATATACCTAAGGTAACTCCTTGTCTTAATAAGTTAGCTGCTTGGTCTCCTTTTGTTGATACAATACCTCTTTCATGAAACCCTGGTGATGTTAACAACCTTAATTTACCCATTAAGATGTGACCATCCCACCAAATATCATTAATAATGTGAGACACTCTGTCAAGGTCAATTAACGATGATTCAGGGTGGTTTAACTCAGAAAGGGATGTACCCTTCTGAATCATTTTTTTATAATTCTCTGATTCTCTTTTTAATATCCCTTCAGGATAAACTCTACCGTTTCTATTTGGTGTATTGTATTTTTGAAGTACGGCATAAAATTCAAAAGGCTTAGAATAATCCAAAAAGTTTTTGTGATTTTCTTCAAGCATTTTTTTATTAAAGTCATTGGTTGGAGACACGTATCCAGCGTCCATCTCAATCAATATTCCTTTACCAACTTCATTTGCTCCTATTATTTTCATACGAATCTTTTAGTAATAAATATTAGGATAGTACTTCTTTTACTTTTTTACTAATGGTAAATTCAAAATACTCACTTTTTTTAAAACTTTCAATGTAAATTTCCCTTGCAATTTTTTTAAGTTTTTCTTTTAAAATAATATCTTTAAAATCATGTTCACCTTTTAAATAAAAGGTAACTTCTAAACTCATAAAACTTTTCTTCCCATAATTAATACCACTTGCTCTTAGGTCTAAATCAACGATGTAGTCTAATTTAAAAAAGTTTCTATCTAATACATTGTAAATTGTATGTTTTATATTTCTTGATAAATTTGAAACAATTCGCTCCCAATTCTCGTACTCATCTTTAGGTGTTACCCAACTCTCAATGTTTAAATAAACTGATTTAAAATTTTTGGAGTCTACTGTTCCATAAATAACTTTGGCGTTGTTGAACCCCGAAATTTTTGCCGTCTTTCCTTTTTTCATTAATCTTCATTACTGTTCTGTTTATTGTTAATAATGAAAAAATAGGTTAATTATTCATTCTTGTCAAATTTTTATTATATTGCTATTTATAATTTATGTTAATTGTAGAAATAAATAAAAAACAAAATTTAGACAAAGCCTTAAAAGTCCTTAAAGGAAAGGTAATTAAAACAAAACAAAATGAAAAGCTTAGAGCTCGTTTACAATTTGTGAAACCTTCAGTTAAAAAAAGAGGTCAAAAATTAAAGGCAAAATATGTTCAGTCAATGAAGACTAACGATTAAGATATATTATTGTAAAGGTTAAACAATCTAACGTAATTAATCTTAGAGTAGATTTCATTCTTAACACTTTCAATCGTTTCTTGTATTTTTTTGGATGTAATATCATCCAAAGATTCGGTAATGTTACTCAACATTTTAACCGTCTTAGTTTTTAAATCATCAAACTCTTTTGACAATTCAACATCTTCAGTCATTAATACTTTTGATAACTCTTTCTTTGATGTTTCATCTAAATTGTTAAGATAACCTTCAATAGATTTGTTAGCAATGTTTAAAACTGTTTCCATGGGTAAATTAACATGGTCTTTTACTTCAGGTGACTCATTTAAAAAATTGATTAAAGTTTTTCTACTTTCAACATTTTCCATAATTTTATTTGGATTGTTGTAAACTAAATTATCAATATCTTGGTATTTGTTTTCAACAACAATATCCTTAACCCAATATTCGGCTCTTTGTGTGTTAAGTTTAGAAACAATTTTATCAATTTGTCTTAAAGATTCGTTTATGTACAAATCAGCGGTTGTTTTATCTAAACCTTTTTTATTAGACAATTCGGTATATAGGTGAAACATAGAACTAGTGTTCTTATCTTCAATCACCAACTTTTTAAAGTTTTTTAATTCAATATTAGTTGTTTCACTAATATAAGAGTTAATTAATAACTCTTCTATCTTACTCATTAATTGTCCAAATTTCATAGTCTAATTTTAATAATAAATATATCAATCCATTAGTTTTCCCAAAGTATTTTCAATATCACCTAAAGAACGTCTACCTTTTTCTAAATCAATCTCTTCAACACCAAAATTATCTAGCTCTAAAAGTATACTCATATTATTTTCTCTTTTTGATTCAGGTGTAATTGCTGCTGGTTCAGCTGGTGGAGTTTCGGTAGGTGCTCCAAAATCTAATGATGCGTCAGCACCGCCTTCTTCAGGTTGTGTAGTTGTACTTCCTGTTGTTGAACCGTATAATTTATCAACATTATCAAACAAACCTGTCCTAGTTATTACGTTTGGAGTATTCTGAATTTCTGCAGAAACGGCTTTCTCAATTCTTTGTTGTTGTAAATCCAACTTAATTTCTTCATCTGAGAAACCAAGAATGTGTTTTTTAGCCCATGTTTGTGATGTTGGAGCAATACCCTCAACAGGTGTAACAGCGTCTTTATATAACAACATTTTTTCTTTCCAAACATCTATTGTTAATAAATCAGCTTGTTTAGATGGGTTTGTTAAACTTAATTGAAATGAACCTAACTCATCTTCAAAACCTAATAAGAACAAGTGAATAATTGCTATTTTATTTAACTCAGCAATCATTGATTTTTGAATTCTATTAATAGTACGAGCGAAACGAATGTCTTGTAATGATAAGTTTTTACCATCACCAACAACCTCTTCAAAACCTAAGAATGCTTTCGGTATTCTTAGAGCTGTTAATAATTTCTTTTGAATATATTCAATATCGGCAATTTCAGAAAGATTTTTAGCACCTTCCAAAGTTTCAATTGGATTTGGTGCTGATGGGTCACGTACAGGTACAAAGAAATCTTGGTCAACGGCCATTTGATTAAATCTCATATCTACGTTACCTGTGTTTTTATCAACAATTTGGTCTTTTTTAAACTGTTGTGCAAATCTTTGTACATATGGTTGTACATCTTGGTCATCCATGTTACCAACGTAAACCTTGAATACCCTTCTTTCAGGTGCTCTTGATGTTCTATACACCAACATGGCGTCTTCAGCTAAAACTAATTGTTTCCAAATACGTCTCGCTTTTTCCAACATGGATGTACCATAAGGTAGTTTTCTGTCATCACCTAATAATCTAAAGTGTGCAATTTCCCAACTATTAAACTCAAGTTGTTTGTTTTTCCAAGTAAATGTTAAACTCTTTGCATCACTGTTTGATGCGGTAGCTCCCCCATAACCCGAAGTAGCTCTACCCTTCATCCCAACTTCAATACGTTCAACTTCAATATTTGGTAATTGTAAACAACCTACAACACCTTTGTCTGAATCCAATTTTAAGAATACAAAATTATCACCATATTTAGAGGTGTTTCTTGTCCACATTGGTAGGTTTGTATTAATATCTAAAGCATTGTTAAATAAATCACCCAATACGGACTTAATTCTCGGTGAATCCGAATATATTTGTAACATGTATCCGTTTTCATCTACGGTAGTAGATTCTTCAGCATATGTATCTAAAGCGGCTGAAATTTCAGGTGTATATTCCATTGACTCATAATCATAATACGAAGCCAATCTTGTTGGTTCATAATATACTGCCTGACTATATAAATTATTTTCAATCTTGGCCCATTGACTTGCAATGTAAAAAGATTGTTGAGATTGTAATTTTTGTTTTTCGTATTCTGCCTTATCAGGAGTTCTTAATAATTCTTTTTTATCAAATTTAAATGATGGTATATCCTGACCCATTAATGAGTTAGGTCCCATTTGTTGGGACAATCGTTGCCATATTGTCAGGTTTTTTTGTTCCATATCTTTAAATCTAATTTATTAGTATATATTATCAACGCTTCCTTCCGCCGAATAACCATAAATATTCTTGGTATTCTTTTTTACCCGGCTCATTTCTTAAATTAGGCCCTGATTGATTGTTATAGTTAGGAATTTGAGGGTTAAAGTACGAATCATTTTGTTTTTCATATGAACTAATTTGCCATGATTCTAACATGGTTTTAGCCAGTTGTGTTGATTTTGTTAATTGACTAAATGATGAATCAGAAACATATACCGACATGGCCAATGACATAATTAAGTCATCGTGCATACCTTTCATATGGTCAGGTCTACCATTGACATAAACAAACGTG